CGAGGAATGACGCTGTAATGAAGGAATGCTACCATTGCGGAGTAATATATGAGGTAGTGTTGGATGAAGACTTCGAGGGAGAACAGATCAACTTCTGTCCTGCATGTGGACATGAAGCTGAAATCGAGCTCGATTTCGAAGAGTAATAAATAGCTCCAGCAATGGAGTTATTATGTGGTTATACGAGAACAAAGAATTTGAACCTGAGAATTTGGATCCGAAAGAACTTTATGGTTTTGTTTACATGATTGTCAATAACGAAACAGGAAAAAAGTACATCGGTAAAAAGTTCTTCTGGTCCTCCAAGACTCGACAAGTCAAAGGTAAGCGGAAGCGCTACAAGGCCGAGTCAGATTGGAGAGACTACTATGGATCAAACGCCGTATTGGCAGAAGAGGTTAAAAGTGCTGGTGCTAGCAAATACACCCGCTTTATACTTCATCTATGCAGATCTAAAGCAGAGTGTGCGTACCTTGAGGCAAAAGAGCAATTCGCTCGTGATGTTCTTGTTAGTGATGAGTATTATAATGATTGGGTATCAGTACGTGTAACACGTCGCCACCTAGTTAAAGTGAAGGATAGAATCCGTGGGTGAAGTAATTGAGTTTCCAAAGAATGAAAAGACAGAATTCCATCAGGATCCAATAAACGCTGAAGCAATAAGTAATGCTCATACAATTGTACATTTTGCTGTTGACTTATTGAACGATTGCGGGTATGATGTAAACAATGAAAAGACAGTTAAAGATCTAGGAATGATAGCTAACTTTCTTTATGCTACGATGGTAAGAGCTCGTGGCGAAGAGCATGTCCTCGGTGAAGTGATGGACGATATACAGAATGAACTTACAATGTTGAAGAAGATATTAGATGATATTAATTGATTATAATGGCCTAGCAGTAGGCACTGTTGTTATGAATAAGATGGAAGCTAGTGAGGATATGATTCGTCATATGATCCTTAACCAGATCCGTATGTACAACAAGAAGTTCCGTGATGAATATGGACAGGTCGTTATCTGTTGTGAAGGTCGTTCATGGCGTAAAGAATTCTTCTCTGAGTACAAAGCTAATCGTAAGAAGACTCGTGATACATCATCCCTTGATTGGAATGAAGTGTTCCGTATCCTCAATACTGTACAAGAGGAGATCGAGCAGAACTTCCCATACAAAGTCGTCCAGGTTCATACAGCTGAAGCTGATGATATCATTGGTGCACTGGCTGAGTATACTAATGAGTTTGGGAACAACGAACCTGTGATGATCATATCCAATGACAAGGACTTCCTGCAGCTGCAGAAGTATTCTAATGTCAAACAGTATTCTCCTATGAAGAAAAAGCTAATTACAGAACCTCATCCTCATAAATATCTACTTGAGCATATCTGTAAAGGAGATAGCGGTGATGGGATTCCTAATATTAATTCAGCTGATCGTACTTTTGTGGATGGCGGACGACAGACCCCCGTTAGACAAAAGCTACTTGACGAGGTTGTCGCAAACTACGAAAATCTAGAGGCTGTTCTGACTACCGAGCAACTTCGTAATTTTCATCGTAACCGCCGTTTAATCGACCTAGGATCGATGAATGAAGCCGTGCGTGAAGAGATTATAAATAGCTATGAATCAGTTAAGACTGCCCCTAAGATGAAGGTTCTTAACTACCTAGTTAAAAAACGATTGAAACAATTGATAGAATGTGTTGAGGAGTTCTACTAGTATGGCATTGATGATCCATGAGATCTTGGAGAAAGTGGCTGAAGCACCAACCCGAAAAGAAAAGAGTGACTTGCTGCTCAAGCATAACACACTTGCTCTTCGTGATATCCTAAAGGGTGCCTTTGATGATAACATTGTGTTCCTACTACCAACTGGAGCACCACCTTATCAGGCGGACGATGCTCCTCATGGATATACGAGGACATCTCTCTACAATCAGACAAAGAAGTTTCGTTACTTCGTCAAGGGTGGACCTGGTGAGCAGATCGCTAGTCCTCGGCGCGAAAGAATGTTTGTTGAAATTCTTGAAGGCGTCCATCCTAAAGAAGCTGAGCTCTGCATCCTAATGAAAGACAAAAAACTGAATGGAGTTTACAAAGGAGTGACTAAGAAGCTGGTGCAAGACACATGGCCAAAACTTATCAGATCCTAAATACCAATATGCATAAGAATAACAAATTGCTATTCTAGAGATTTAAGGCTTGGGGTTTTGCCCCAGGCCTTTTTTTATATCATGTGTATGTGAGTAGTCGTGGCAACATAGGAGAACTATATGCGAAAAAAACCTTCTGTTAAAAGAATAAAACTTACTACAGGAGATCGCGAGATGAACTCTAATCAATTGGAACGCTTGAAGAAAGACGAGCGTGAACTCGGTCATTACCTAGCTAGGGTAAAAAAGGAGGGCAAAGAAAAATTGGCATATCGACTTCAGAAGAAACATGAATATCTGTCCTCTAGGATAGAAGACCTTGAAGAGGAGTATTTGAGAGTAGCATAAATAATACTGTTGACCTTTTAGCTGTAATGGGGGATAATTCCCCCATTACTTTTCTTGGAGAATATTATGAAATTTAAAAATTGGGGACCAATCCACAATCGTTCTGTTCAAACTGGATCTACTGTGCCGGCACCTAAGTATGTTCCCACTGTCCTTCCTAAATTAGAGAAAAAATAATGCCCACATATACATATTCGTGCTCACGTTGCGAGCACACATTTGATGAAGTGCTTTCTATGGACGATCGTAAGATCCCTGAACAAAACCCTTGTCCTGAGTGTAAAGGAGAAGAAACCGTTATCCAACGTATTGGAGCTCCCAAGATAGTTACGAGTACTGGCTCTATGCTTGGTAAGGCTGGATCTGAATGGCGTGACGTTCTAAAGAAAGTTAAATCTGGTTCTGGGATGAGTAACACTATTAATGACTAACAAATCACTGAAGCTACGTCTTGAGCATCTACGTGTCCTCGAGCCTATTACTAAGGCTCAGGAAGATGTGTTCACAGCATACAATAAGAATAACAATCTAATCCTGTCTGGCTCTGCTGGATCGGGTAAGACGTTCCTTGCTATGGCTCTTGGATTGGAAAGCGTCCTCGATCGCGATCAGCCTTACGATAAGGTTGTAGTTGTCCGATCAGCTGTCCCAACACGAGATATGGGATTCTTGCCTGGTGATAAGGATGAAAAGGAAGATGTGTATCTTGCTCCTTATAAAGCTATCTGTTCCGAGTTGTTTGAGGACAATGATGCATGGAACAAACTAATTAATCAGAATGCTGTTGAGTTTTTAACAACATCATTCATTCGAGGCATCACTATCACTAATGCAATTATTGTTGTGGATGAGATGCAAAACTTAAACTTCCATGAGCTCGACTCTGTGATTACACGAGTTGGACAGAACTGTAGATTCATTCTTAGTGGTGACTACTACCAGTCAGACTTCCATAAGGATGGTGATAAGAATGGTATTCTTCAGTTCCTAGAGATCCTTCGTAACATGAAATACTTCGAAGAGATTCAGTTTGGATGGGAGGATATTGTACGATCTGACTTTGTCCGTGACTACATAATGACAAAGGAACAGATGGGAATTGGATAATGTTTAATCATGTACCGGTTGACTTGGGGTATCAGGATCTTGATGCCACTACTACAGAAAAAGGAAGACGATATGTTATTCCAGATGGTCAGAAGCTACCATCGATAACTACAGTATTGTCTATTCTCACGGAACAAAGCATACGTGAGTGGCGCGCCCGAGTTGGAGAAGAAGAGGCTAATAGAGTATCTGCTAAAGCCTCTTCTCGCGGTACGAAAGTGCACGCAATCATTGAGGATTACATCAACAACGTGAAGGATTATGAGCAGAAGTATCTGCCAAATGTTGTTGGTAACTTTATGGACGTTAAGCCAATATTGGATGAGAGAATTGGAGATGTATATGCGCAGGAAGCCCCATTATACTCTACTCATCTTGGAGTGGCTGGTCGTGTTGACTGCGTCGCTATGTTTGATGGGAAGTTGAGTATTATCGACTTCAAAACGGCACGGAAGCCAAAGCGTAAGGAATGGATTGAAAACTACTTCATCCAAGAATCCGCCTATGCTGTTATGTGGGAAGAAAGAACAGGAACACCTATTGTTCAGCTTGTTACAATCATTGCGGTTGATAACAATCCTCCTCAGGTTTTTGTAGAGCATAGGGATAATTGGACTACTAAACTTGTGGAGACTATAGATGAGTATAAGCGCAGAAAGGGTACGTGATGCCTGGAAGAATCTGGCACTGTGTTGTCAGACTACTTCCGATTCAGAATGTGTTTCAGCGTATGTAAGACATCTCGAAAATGAGGTGAAAAAGTTAACCAACGAGGTTGAAGACCTTAGGAACAAGTACTATGGATCAAGATATGATACTTCTCGACGGGCCGTCTTCTCAAAAGAAGAATAGTTTCGTTCAGAAGCCACTAGCTTCTGTACACGAATATTACTTATCAGGTGATGTCCTTTCACCTGAAGAATACATCGAATGGTTTGATCAGATTAGAAATGCTGGTCCCAATGATATGGTAAAGATCCATATCAATAGTCCTGGTGGAGACTTATTCACTGCTATCCAGTTTCTGCGAGTAGTAGCAGAATGTGAAGCTCATGTTGTTACCTCTGTTGAGGGATCGTGTATGAGTGCTGCTACACTTATATTCATTAATGCAGATAGCTATGAAGTATCACCACACAGTGTGTTTATGTTCCATAATTACAGTACAGCAATGTATGGTAAGGGTGGTGAGTTATATGATGGGATTATACACGAACGTAAGTGGTCTGAACGACTGCTGCGAGAAGTGTATGAGGACTTTTTAACGGAAGAAGAGATCGCTGCAATCCTCGATAACAAAGACATTTGGATGGATGGAGAAGAGGTTGCCCAGCGTCTCGTAACGAGAGAAAAACTCAATGATAAAGGCAATGAAAAAGACGTGGCTAAAGCTGCTCAAAGCGCTGGCCAAAGGAAAGTTAGGAAAGGCAGACCGCCTAAGAAAAAAGTTGATCCAATTGGAGCTGGAGGAAAAAAGTGAATCCGACAAACGGCAAGGGTAGTAAACCACGACCAATTACTGATTCAGATGCATACTCGAAGAATTGGGATCGGATCTTCAACGATAGTAAACAGTGGCCAGACAATCCAGTAGAGATCGGTGGGGTGTTTACTCGCCCAGATCCTGCAGAAAAAAAATCTGAAAAAAAATGAAAAAAATTCATTTTTCCTGTTGCCTTTATGTTTTTTAGCGTGTATGCTATAAGCATAACAATTGAGGAGAGAGTTATGAACATGGTTAAATTTGCTACTACAGTATGTTTCATGTTTGGTTTGTTTCTTGCAATGGATTACGCTCTTGCACTTCCAGATGTGCATGTAAGCTACACTACAAAAGAATGTAAGGGTGTAACAACCTATCAGGGTGTGTTCTTCGATTCGCTGGGTTTCAGCTGTGAGAATATGCCTAGCAAATATAATCAAGTTTGGGTACAATAAGGATAGTTATGAAGGATATTTGGTTAATATCGGATACACACTTTGGCCATAGCAATATCCTCACTTTTCGTGATGGAGGAGCAGACGGTCCATTGATTCGTGGCGATCTATTCTCTTCTGTTGAAGAGATGGACGAGTACATGATCCAACAATGGAATAGTCGTGTTAAGCCAGGTGATAAGGTCTATCATCTTGGGGACGTGTTTATGGGTCCAAAGGATGAGTTCATTAAGAAGTGGAAGCGTCTGAACGGTCAGAAGCGTTTGATCTTAGGTAACCATGATGATGCAAAGTTCTTTGCTAAGAATGAGTTGGTTGCTAAGATTGATGTGTGGAGATTGTTTCCAGAGTTTGGTATGGTACTAACACACGTACCACTTCACGAGTCTGTGCTGTATGAAGGTCGGTTCCGTAACCATGAGAATGCTATTAACGTCCATGGTCACATTCATCAGAACCCTGCACCTTCACCTAAGCATCGTGTTGTCTGCGTTGAGCATATCGACTACACACCTATTCACATTGAAGATGTTCGTGATGGAAAGAGGACAAAATGAACTTTAAGAATCATTGGGCAATTGGTACAGTATGGCCTATCACTGGATCGAAGGGTGACAAGTATGAAGTTGAAATGAGACCCTTTGGTTTCAGTTGTACTTGTCCAGCTCGTGTAAAGTGTAAGCACATTAAGTCTGTTGAATATCGGTTCACAGATGAGTTCTTTGAGAAAGCTATGCTAGGACAAGCATAAGAGATAGTCGAGCGGACATAACGCGGTTAAGCCAGTAAACGACTCTAAATTTAAGACGCTGGTGGGAAATTATAGAGCGCCCTCATTAGAAAGACTCAACTGGGAATGGTCCATTCGTCCAGGATAAAAATTAAGGAATGCAGAAGGTTTGTCGCTTAATAGACACGCGTGGGTCAACGGTCAGCCCACAACTTATATCATGGAGGTACCTATGTGGGGAAATGAAGTAGAAGTCGAACGTAGAAAAAGAATCAAAGCAGCAGTCGCAGCATATGCATATGAGCATAAATCAGATAGCATTATGAGTGACCATGCTTTTGATGATCTCTGTAAGGAAATTGATCCTTCGATTAAGACTGGTGATAGGGTGATGGACAAGTTCTTCCGAGATCACTTCCAGGCTCATACAGGTCAATGGATATGGAAATATCCTAAGAGTCGACTTGGTGGACTGTACAATTTGTATGAGAAATTTTACAAAAAAACTGAAAAAAGTTGTTGACCTTTTGATATAGCTGTGAGATAATAGCTATATTGAATGAGGAGATTATATTATGAATTACGAAACTTACGAAGCTGGCCTAAACAAGGTTCTTGAAATCCTGAAAGAAGATTATGCTCGCTGGTCGAACCGTGCAGGCATTACGAACCTTGAGCCACCTGAGTACTATGTTGAAGAAGGTCGTAGCTACGACAAGATCGTTAAGGTTGACCGAGCTCAAAAGATGGTAGTTGGTTTCATTGTGAAAAAGGATAATCCTAAGAAGGGATTCTTTGTGGGCGATATGCTCAAAGCAAATACATGGTCTGCACCTGCCACCAACTTTGTTCGTGGTACGATTGCAAATGAAGAGAGCATTCGCACTTGTGTGCAGTGGTGTTCAATCGGATAAGGTAATGAAACTAAGACAAAAAGTATCCTCCAGACTCGATGAGCTGGAGGCTTTAATGCGTGAGAATAAGTATACTGAAGCTGAGGGTCTGATCCCAGAAATCAGTAAATTTTGGTCTATCTTGTCGGAGGAGGATAGGGACTTTATTCATGGATGTAGATATGCAATAGAAATGAAAATAGAATGGAAACAACCAACTGATGATTTATGATTCTTTACTCCCTGATGTTACTTTTTACATGCGGGAACGCGATCCGAGTCTAAACGACTCAAACCCATTTGTCTGGGCTCATAAGACAACAAAGGACCTGTTTGCAGGTAAGAAGGTATTGATCTTCGGTCTACCTGGAGCATTTACACCTACATGCTCAAATAGTCAGCTTCCTGGATATGAAGCACTTTATGATGAGTTTATTAAACTTGGTGTGGAAGAGATCTGGTGTACTTCTGTTAACGATGCCTTCGTAATGTTCCAGTGGGGATGTCAACAAGGTATTGAAAACGTACGGATGCTGCCTGACGGAAACGGAGAGTTTGCTGAACAGCTCGGTATGCTAGTTGACAAATCAAACCTAGGGTTTGGTAAGCGATCTTGGCGATACGCTATGTTGGTTGATGATCTTGAGATTAAGGATATATGGACAGAGGAATTCTATATGGATAACTGTCCTATCGATCCATATGAAAAATCTGCTCCAGAGTATGTTCTGGCTCAGACGAGAGACTATTTAACCTAAATAGTCTTATGGAAACAAATTATCCACAAGAACAGTTTATTCCAGCAGACCTTAGTCAGGCATATGAACTGCTGGAATATTGTATGGAACATAATATTGTGATCGATATCAATCAATTGGACAATCCAATGTTGGTAGCAGATCTCATGATAGTAAAATGTAAGGAGCTATCTAAGTATGAAACTAAGTAAGAATTTTTCAATGGCTGAGTTCACTAAGTCACAGACTGCTGAACGTAAGGGTATTGATAACACACCTGAGGGTGAACATCTAGATGCTGCAGTGGCACTATTTGAAAATGTCGTACAACCAGTACGAGATCATTTTGGTCCAACTGTAATCAACTCTGGGTATCGTTCACCAGACCTCAATGCTGCTGTTGGTGGATCTGCCACATCTCAACACTGTAAAGGTCAGGCTGCAGATATCGAAGTTCCAGGTGTAGCAAATGCAGAGCTTGCTGAATGGATTCGTGATAACCTCGATTTCGATCAGCTCATTCTAGAGTTCTACACTCCTGGTATTCCCGACTCTGGTTGGGTACACGTCTCATATAAGGACGATGGAGAAAACCGAAAGTCTATCCTAACAGCATCACGCGTTGATGGTAAGACTCAATACTCTCAAGGCATTAATGCATGAGTGGGTTTGACTTCGACTTCGGCTTCACAGCTGTAGACGAACAGGAACTGGAGGCAGTCCAACAGGCTGCCTCTACCGCTCAAGAGAGCTCACAAACAGCAGCTGAACTTGAAGATAAGCTAAATAATCTATACAATGCCATTGTACCGCTGCTCGCGAATCTAAAGAAAAATCCTGAAAAGGACTATATTTATTGGCCCAATCGAACGGAGAAGGTTGAGCAATTTGAGGACATGATTCGTAAAATGATCTCCTAAGGAGGAGACTATGAAGAAGATTGTACTGATATTAGCTCTACTGTTTCCATTGGCGGCTTCAGCAGAAATAATTGAGATACCACACATATGTGGTCCTACGGAAGAAGTTCTGAAGGTTCTTAAAAAGATAGACATCGATGAAGAGATGATCTTCCTTGGTCGATCAACTGCTACTGATGGAAAGAATCTATATGCTTCACTCTGGGTCAACAGAGACACAGAAACCTGGACTATGGTTCTAACGAACAAGCAGCTAGAAACCTCGTGCATCCTATCACAGGGACAAGGCCTAGCTGAGTTCATGGGTGAATCAATTTAATTAGCTAATGGATTATCCAAAGCACGTTGCAGACGTGTGTTCAAACGACCCTCGAGGTCTTTGAGCTCACGGTCTGTATTAGCCTGCATACGATCCTTAGCTTGATCATAATCATTCTGTAAAGCATCCCGCTTATTCTCAAAACGCTCTTCAGCGTTACTGATCATTGTGCGAACATCAACCTCTACTTCTTTGACATCATCTTCTACTTGATCGATGATCTTCTCCATACGAACTAGATCATCACGAAGATCGTTTTTGATATCTGATACACGCTCACTAGTAGCCATCATGTTATCATCCATCAACTTGACTTCTTCTTTGACTGCATCCATCTTTTCGTTGAGTACAGATAGTTTCTCATGAAGACCAGAAAGATCTGGTGCCTCATACTCAGTAATACGCTCACGCATATCCATGTAGTCCTTATAGACTTCAAAACCACCCCATAAAGCACCACCAGCTGTTGATAGTGCAGTTAAGAGAATCATCATTTTCCCACCGCGGAATGTCATTCCGCCTACTTCAAACTCAGCCATTAACAGCCTCCTTCTTTATGATATTTACGGTTTTTACCCCAGCATGGATCCAGTTGTCCCACAACACCATTTGGTAACCCCATGCCAGGATAACGGTAATGTGGATTCTTAGCTAAGAATTCTGTGACCTTTTTTCGGTAAGCTGCATTAGCAAGACCTCGTTGGTTACTAATACAGCTGTTGGCGCTAACCCAATCAAATGAATCGATTCTTTCCTCTACGGGTAGAGTCTTATCATACCCATGAACTTCAAGACAGGCTTTCATCATCTCGTTGTTTGAGTTAGCTAAAGTTGGCGTTCCTATCAACACAAGCAATACTGCAAGTATCGTCCTCATTCTCTCATCCCTTCATATTGCATATCAACCATCTCTTCATGCAGTAACTGTTGAGCCAGTCCGTTCCTCAATCCCCTTCGTGACTCTGGTAACTGCGTTGGTTGATAAAGTTCTCCACCAGGATACTCACCACCTGGCATTATGGTGCCGTACTGATTAAATCCAGGTACGTAATTGATTAGTGCAAGTACTTGTTGTTGTACTGCTTGCTGTGCCTCAAGTGTAGCAGCCTGTGACATATTCTCTGCTAGCTGCGATGCTCTTTTAGCAACAGCCTTTTTCATTTTGTCTCTCTTTGACTCCTTGTTTTCGCTATCCGACTCTCCGGATTCAGATTCCCCTCCAGCTTCATCACTGGCTTGGTCACCGTCTCCTTCGTCTCCACGTTCAGGACTCTCGTCATTTGATTGGTCTTCACCCACTGACTCGTCCACATCACTACTGGGCTCTGATAACTCATCTTCCATCTCCATTTCAGCTAACTCGATTTCCTCAACCGATTCTTCTTGCTCTTGGGGTTCGATTTCAACTTCTATTACAGGCTCGATTGGAGCCAGGTCTACTACAACAATCTCAGCTACATTATCACGAAGAATCTCATCAACGGTTGCATCACCAGTTGTGCTAACATTTGTTAGTGAATCAACAGTAGCAACTTCCTCTGTTGCATCTGTACTCGTTCCTGCTGCTTCTTCAACTTGCTTGTCCAATCCTGGTTTGACATACTTGTTGTAGTATGCCTCATCATACCCAGGACATTGGGAATCATAGAAGGTGTCCAGGCTACACTGCTGGTCGAAATAGGCAACTGCGTACCCACTACAACCAGTGTCATAGAGAGGATCAAGTGTACACTGCTGATTGAAGTAAGCATCAGCGTAACCTGGACATCCAGCATCATACAATGCATCGATTGAGCATTGCTGATTATAAAAGGCTGTTGAGTATCCTGGACAGCCTGAGTCGTATAATGGGTTTGCAGTACAATTCTGATCGTATTGTTGTTGTGCATATGCTTCAGCGTATCCATTACATGATGGGTCATATAGAGGATCAGCTGCACAAGGATTTGATCGATATATCAAACGAAAGTCTACATCTTTAACTTCGGGTCCATAGTATCCTGCCCAGAACCCTCCGTCCTTACCTCTAATTCTTACAGTAGCATTCTGTGGGTCAATGTAGTGGTTCTGGAATAGTTGCATAGCTCGGAATTCTTCCCATTGGCTATTTGGCAATCCAGATAAGTCGTAGGTCTTTCGTTCAACTTCATTTCCTGAAGCATCTTTGATAATGATATCGACGTAGAGATTATCAACTCGTCCGCCGTTGTTCTGTATTCTTTTGAACATCATATCATATGTGTAACCATCAACAGAGATGCCCGTGTTAGCAAACACTTGGTTGATTGCAATCACTTGTTGAATAGTATCCATACCATAGCTGAACATAATGGTATCGGTGGTTGTGTCATACAACGCACCACTACCAGAAATAGATGAGCAACATCCACCAGGATCAGCACCATATGTGGCACCATCCCAGTTATTATTGTCTATCAGGTTAGGAGTTCGATAGTGTGTTTCTACTTCTTGCTCTTTAGGCTGTTCGGTGATAGGCTGACTAGACGGCACAGATGAGTCTGTCGAATCATACCAGTCAACTACTAAATCGACAGGAATCTCCGCTGGATCATTACCAGCGGCTACTGTTCCTGAAACCTCAGCGTTAGAGAAGGAGGAAAAGCAGACCAGCAGCACCAAGGCCGCCAAGGAATCCCTTAGTCGTATCATTTCGTCTCTCTTCTTTATCAAGATTTTCTGGCTTCAACTCAGGATTAGCATCCCAAAGTTCTTTAGCCTCTTCACCAATCTTACCCATGAATGGACAAGGAGTTCCTGCCATTTCCATTGCAGAGAACACTCTTGGATCTCCACACATAACGGATACGGCGGCAACTTTCATTCCCATATCATAAAGGGTCTTAGCATTTTTGAGACGTTCACAGTTCATATCCCTGATAGTATTTCCTCCAGAAATACCAAGGATCTGTGTTTGTACGGCACCGCTGACGCCAACGGTACAAAGGTCCGAGTTCGAAGTGTTGATTGATGGTGAAATGGCAGACGGAGGTGGTGACTTAACAGTCGTCTCGGTCTTACCAGTCGTTGTTACTGTGCTATTCGAAGTTGACTCAGTTACGATTGGTTCGGCAACCGCATAAGATGTAGACATAATAAAGGCAGCACATACAGCTAGCCTTTTTAACATTGTGTTCCTCTCCACAATTAGATTGTATGAAGCTAAGTTCCTCTCAAATAGCTTCGATATTATTTATAACATAATGAAAATGAAAGGAAAAAAAAGTGAAAAAAAAGTATTTTCCCTGTTGCCTTTCTTTGAAAATGTGGGATAATGGCTACATCAAATGAGGAGAGACATTATGACTACATTACTTCAGCACATCGAATCCTTGAACGCTAAAGCGGACCTGATGATGGCTCAGGAGCCTGGCTTGTGGATGTCCAAGTACACCGATGACATGAGTCATTGGGCGGACCTGGGTGTCTTCACGGTTGAGGACTTCAAGCGTAATGAGCTGATCAATGGTATCAGTGATGCGTCGAAGGACCTTTATGGTTGTCGTATGCGTCTTGCTTGGGACGAAATGGATATCGAGGATCTCGAGCAGACTTACGAGAACATCTGTTACCAGCTTCGTCTGCAATACGAGCAGGAGAAGGAAGCTGAGGCTTTTGATGCTGAGTGTAAGAAGGGCTTACCTGATGATTGTGAGCCTCTCCCTTACGAAGAATATTCTTACTTGGAGGAGAAGGTATGATGAGAAATATTATTGAAAAGATCTCTGAGATCCAGAGTATGATTGAACGTGAAGTTGAATGGCCTTTGACCGATCATT